TAACCTGTTGGTCCCACAATTATGCTTGATTCATCTTCTTCAGTATCAGGATTATCTTTGACAATTTTAGAAACAGCGTTTGGATCAGTACCAATAAGTATTTTATCTGCTGGTACTCCTGCTGCTATAGCAGCATCATAAGCTTCTTGTACTCCCTGTGATACTGCTGAGTCTTGTAAAGTTGCTCTATTAGCTTCTACCTGTGTCATAGTAGTTGCTGGATCACCAAGATAAGGATTTTGACCTTGAGGACCGCCACCAGTTCCATACGCATAAGTAGCTGATGAATAATCTTCGCTATCAGGATCAACATATCCAGCATCACCCGGTTGTAATTCAGTTCCTGTTACTGGATCAGTATTACTTGTTACTGTTACACTTTCTGTATAAGGTTGATTAGCAACTGTAGTAGTTGTTCCATCTTCATAAACAACTGTAGATGTTCCATCATTGTTATCAATAACTGTGCTTCCCGGATTATTAGTAAGATCGCTATCGGTTATGTTAGTTTGTCCAGAGCCAGTATCATATACAGTATCTGTATTTACATACGTATCAGCACCTGTTTGCACTTTATTAGCATTTGCCCCTGTTACATCAGAACCGTATGCGGTGAAAGTACGTCCTGCTCCTGCTACAGCACCTTCTAATCCTACGTTACGAAAAGGACTTAATAACTGAGTAGTTGTTGGTAATCCAGCATTGTAAGCATCTTGTACTCTTGCTAAAACACTACCTGTAGGTACAGCATCATAGTCATAATCAGGTAATACCATAGGTTGATAAGTGCTAGGTAAAATAGGAGGAGGTGTAAATTCTTGAGTTTCTCCGGCTGCTGCTTGTGCTGCACTTATTGCAGATGCAGGTATTACTCTGTTAGGAAAAAAATTAAACTCTGAATCTATTCCCGGCATATAAGTATTAGAAGGTCTAAATTGTCCTTCGTTGCCTACACCATATATAACTTCTCCGCCTTCTTGATATGAAGGTATTTGACCTCCTTCAGCAGAAAAATAACTAAGGTAAGGGTTTCTTGAATGTATTACTTCAGGATATTTAGCATACATTTCTTTTTTTCTTTTTTCTCTTTCTGCCCTCATCATATCCATATCTTGCAGATATCTGTCCTGTGCATTTTGTGCGGCTAATGAACCGCCACCTAAAGCTATAGGTAAATAGTTGTCAGCTACTGCTTGCGCAGTATCGCCAGACACAAAGTTAGAAGCTAATTTACCTAATCTATCAGTAGCTGACATTTCTTCCATAAACTGTTGTTCTGCTGATTTTGCAGCTAAATCAGCTATATTTTTTTCTGTTGCTCTTGATAATCCAGCAGATTGTGCTTTTTGTGCTGCTGCTGTAGCTATATCTGCTTTTGCGGCTTCAGTTAAAGGCTGTCCAGATAAATTAGCGATTAATTCAGCATTTACCATATCTTGTTGTGTGGTTGTTGTTATAAGGTCTTGCATAGCTTTGCCACGTAAACCTGATGCTGGTATTTCTGTTGTAATACCATCAACTGTTACATCTAAAGGTGTAGCTTGACCTATTAACCCTTCTTCTATAGGTCCTTTTATAATATCATCCATAATTTGACCAGAACCGTAACCTAATACAGCAGAAGCAATACCTTTTTCTAAATCACCTGTTTCTAAGTATGTGCCTAGTCCTGAACCAAAAGCGGCTCCACCTGCGGCTCCTACTAATCCTGCACCTAATAAGTTAGGAAATATGGTACCGCCTAGTAAACTGCCTAATATAGCCCCTACAAAGGCTTCAGGCTGTCCTGTTTGCGGATTTATGGTTACAGGCATAATAGAGGCTAATCCAGCAACTTCTTGTGGATTAACGTGCATAAGCATAGTGTCGCCATAGCGACCCATTTTTGCTAATTCTGCTGCTTGTTTTCTAGCATTCATATTATCTTTCCTCTTTTGTTTCGCAACCAAATATATTAAAACTCATATCTACAGCACTCGTATACACTTTTACAACATCTGTTTGATTTAAAGTTATGCCTAAGACTATTGCTAAAGAATCATTTGCTGCTACCGACTTGTCGTAATATAGGTATTGTTTGTCATCAGCAGTAGCACCGCCTACGTGTACGCTTAATCTAAAAGTAATAGCCGATCCTGTTCTATTTGCTGCAACTATTGAACTGACAGTTGTTTGAGTTAAATCAGGAACTGTATATAAAGTTGTTGTAGTTGTTGCTGCGGGGTCAACTTGACCTAAAACTTTAAGTGTATCAGCCATGTTTCATACCCATTAATAAAAATTGATGTCTTTTAATTGATTTACTAGGAATGCTTTCTTGCATTCTTTTTAGTAAAAATATTTCTGTTTCTAGTGATTGAATAGCTTTTACTAACTGATCTCTAGTTAATTCTTCATTGTTAGAATCATAAACAGCACTTGCTATAGGTAATGTAATAGGTGCTTTTTGACTCATTATTTCTTACCGTCCTGTCTCATTTCTAATCTAAATGAACCTAATCGCCAACCATATCCAAGACCTGTGCTTTCAAATCTTAATATAGCTTGTCTTGTTCTTGCTCTTATAAATGCTTGTTGTGTAGTAGAATCTATTGCACTTGTTGATAAGGTTGTCGGAGTATCTAAAGGAAAATCTACCCCTTTAACAGAAACATTTAATGTATTAGCAGTTCCTGTTTGACCTCTAAATTTTAAATCAGGTATTATTTTAGAAACAAACATAAAGTGTTCACCATCAGGCTCTAAATCAAAATCAGATGTTTCAATAAAAGCAGTCATTGCACTACCATCCGCATCATTACCTACTTCTTGATTATATAGGTAATTTGTATCGCTACCATCTGTTTTACCTGCTGCTACAGGAAAATCTAAAGAGTTGGCTTCTATCCATGCAGTTCTAATAAAATCATCATCAGTAGTACCTATACTCCATGTATTTTCTAGATAGTTATAAATAACATATCTATTTAATTCCATAGAATCTGCTGAAGGATAAAACCACATAATTTCGTTGTGATCTACATTTGACAGTCCATATATTTTAAAACTTTGTCCTAAATTTATATCTGCAAATATGTAATCTTGTACTGCACAAGGCAAGGTTCTTACAGTACCTGCATAAACATAAAAACTACCTCTATCCATAAAAAATACTTTGTTATCAGCGTTTATGGCTGCTCTAGGAGAAATCATAGAAGGACCTTGCATAATTTCAGCAAAGCTAAATATAAATGGTGCACCTGAATATTGCATAGAATGCAAACCATTATCTGTCCAAATAAGTATTTCTTGTCTAGTTCGTAATGCTCCAATAATAGTAGAACCACTAGATAGTCTGGTTCCACCTGCCGTATTAGTAGAAGTTGGTGTCCAATCTATTGAACTTTCTTGATCTGACCATCTAACAAATAAAGGGTCTATAGTTGATGAACCTATAGCATTAGCACCAAAACAAATTATATGCCGATCAATATCAGATACCATTATTTGTAAAGCAGCAGTTGGAGGATTACTTGCACCAGCTAAATCAGAAAAAGCTACCGCCCTTACTGTTGCTCCTGAACTTTCGTCCCAATAAAATATGCCGCCGCCTCTAATGCAAGATATTAAATCGTCACCAAAATTATCTTGTGACCATAATCTTAACTGACTAGAAGCCGATATAGAACTAACTGATCCCCAAGTTCCTGCACCCCAAGTTCCTGAACCCCATCCCGTTCCTTTTACATAATTATCTAAACCTATATTAATTTCGTAACTTCCATCTACTCCTGAACCGCCATTTCCTGTATCGCTTGCATTAGCTGTAACAGTAGAGTCCGAAGTATCTTTAGCAACTATGTTGTATGTATTAGCTGTTAAAACAGCATTAATTGTATATTCTTGATTTAGTACGTCAGCAGTTATATTTCCTCCTAACGATACAGCTTGTGCAAACGTAACTGTATCTCCTGCTACTGCTCCATGAGTTGAATCTGTAACTACTACAGTTGATGAACCGTTTGTTGCCGCAAAAGTAATAGAGTTAGTAGAGGTTTTTCTAATAGGAGTTATGTTATTAAAATCATCTCCTTGTTTTACATAGTATTTTAAATGTGTACCTACTCCTATGTAATCAGTTTGTCCTTGATCTCTATAAGAATGTAAGCTTCTGCAAGTTCCTTCAAAACTATTTAATGTATTTTTTTCCCAACCACCTATTTTTTCAGGTCTTCCGCTTCTAAACCTAACTTTATCAGCATTAAAAAATCCACCTTCTTCTGAATAAGAAGTTCCTTCTCTAACTATGCCGGGTCTAAAATCATATTTTTTTAACATTATTCTTCTAAAACTCTATCTCTTAATCGTTTAGCCCTATTGCCTACTTGTGTAGCCCATTTGCTATCCATCATCTCAATAGCAGCAGTTTTAAAATCTGCATTTTGCATAGCCTTTAAAAACTTTTTAAATTTACTAAGTCTTGGTAAGCCTAAATTAAATGCCATATTTGCCATAACTCTTTGTTTATTATCATCTAAATCTCGCCACCAAGATATATTTTTATCTAACTCTAAACACACTACATCTATGTCTGAATTTAAACACTCTAAAATTCTTTCTTCAGACACAGGAGTTCCTACAGGCTGACCATATTCTTTATCTTTTGGGATAACTAAATGTCCTACTCCAAATGTAGGATAACCTAAATGATCGTGGTATATCTCATAGATAAACCCTTCATCTTGTATTATTTCTTTTACTAATTTATCTCTATCCATAATTTTTAAAACCTTCCCCTATCAAAAAAGAACAGGAGCAGACTTGTTCTAAATTAATAGGGGTCGGCTAATCTTGTTTTTGTGAGGCACCAAAATAAAAACTTATAACAGCACTCGCTAAACCACCTAGATATCCGAGAACCAAATTAATTAGAGCCTCTGAGTTCTGTTCGGGGGGCTGGATGGTCACTAAAAATATATATGCTAAAAATCCACCTACCGTAGCTATACCCATTAATCTAGCAGTCCAATCCTTTCCAAACTTACCTCTAGCATCTTGTTTATCAGCAGTTTCTAATTTGAATACATCTACTTCTAACTCTTTCATTTGTAATTCAAATGCTTGTTCAGCTTTCTTTAATTCAAGCATTTGTTCTGGTGTTGCAGACTGTATAGCCTTTTCTATAGCTTTAGGTTCATTCTTACAACCTAAAACTTCTGAAATCATGTTGGCAGCCATACCACCCATAGGACCGCCTAAAGCAGTTCCTAATGTTGGTGCTACAGCACCTACAACACTTTTTAATAAATCTTTCATTTCTACTCCCATGTATAAACTTGTAAGGGTTTTGCTTTACCTTTAACCTCTATAGGTTTTAGTAATTTTAAAGCAAATTTACTATATTTAGCAGTTTCCTCACCTATTAAAACTCCGACACCTGCAACCTTAGTGCTTGACTCTAATCTAGCAGCAACATTACAGGGATCACCAATTAAACTGAATGCAAATCTATCTGTAGCCCCAAAATTTCCAGCAATACATATACCACTATTAACACCTATACCTATGGCTACTTGGGGTATGCCTTCTTTTGCAAATTTTATATTTAATAAATCTATATTATTTTCTATTTCTTTAGCTGCATTTAACGCTAAATTATGATGATCATCTTGCGGTAAAATTGTATTCCAATGAAACATACCGGCATCACCTATAAATTTATCAGTACAACCAAAGTATTTATTAGCTGCTTGAACCTGAACATCTAAGACAGAGTTCATAATATATGTCACCATTTCAGGTTCTACAGACTCAGATAAGCTAGTAAAACCTCTAAGGTCTGTAAATATAATAGAACAATCAACTCTTTTGCCATTTACCTGACAAAGTTCTGGATTATCCTGTAGTTTTTTAACCATTCTAGGATCAAGATATTTACCAAATTGACCTTTAATTTGTTGACGTAATTTATATTGCTCTTTAAATCGCAAGTAAAACGCTGTAGACGCACTTATAAACTGAGATATCAAAGACCATACAACATCTATTAAAATGCCTTGTTGTATTAAATAATAACCGCCTATGGCTGTTCCCATAAAAACAATACCTGTTGTAGATATTCCTAAAGTTATTCCAAATATATTAATTAAACTTATAACTAAACATATTGATATAAATGTAATTAATAGTTCTACAAACAATGCGTAATCAGGTATATAAGGACTGTCTTCAATTAAAATAGATTCAGCTAAAGCTGCTTGTATTTTATGTGGTTCTAGTAGACCTACAGGAGTGGCTAATTGAGGCATAATGCCTTTAGCTGTAAATCCTACAAAAACAAACCTTCCTTTTACATCCATGTCTTTTAAAGACGTTTCACGTGGAACAACCCAAGAAATCCATTTTCTTCCTAAACTATCTGTTTTAACGGGAGGTAATCCTTTTACTCTTATTTCCTCTATGCCATTAGTATTTGTTTTAATGACATAAGTATCTGCACCAGTTAATATTTTTAATACTTCTGTTCCATAAGCCGGTACCCATCCATCCGGTGTTTTTAATAATAAAGGTAGTCTTCTTACTAAATTATCAACATCTGTTCTAGCTACAGCTATGCCTTGATTTGCATTTTGTTTAAGTATGTCAATATTTTCTATAACGCCTTTTGCTGATAT